CGTTAAAGATTAACAAGTTTCCAAAAATGATTCCATTTTCATCAAAAGAGACTCGCGTGAATATGTACGCATTTGATGAAGATGCAAACTCGGACATTGCTGGAAATAATTGTTAATAATAAATACAACAAAGACAAGTTACAAAAAAACGAAGAAGTGTGTAAAAATAGAAAATAAATATTTATCAAAAGAACAACCCAGAATGACAAACTTTTTTATCTTTAGTGTTTTCATTTAAAACAACTGAAAGTGAACTGTCATCATTGAGTTCAAGTTTTTTTTGTTTTTCACTTTCATCGTTTGTATCGTTTTTTTTATTGATGCGACGTTTAGGAGCACGATGTTGATATCCTGTTACTTTTTCTGTTTCAATGATTTTCCAAAGTTCTTGGATTTTAGTAACTGAATTTTTAAACCAGTTTTTATCTCTCAAAACAAGGACAATGCTATATACTTCCAGTCGCCAGTAAATATTTTTGATCCATGTGATTCCATCATAAGTTTGTATCGTTTTTTCAAACCACTTTTCAAAATCGGACTTAGTTGTTATGGTAAGAGGAACGTATTCGTAAAATGGTTTATCATTTTTTATAAAGTATACGATAACTCCGCGCCGTTTTCCATCGAGGTTAAAGTTCCATTTAGTTTCATCATTTTCTTTGTTTGAATCTGCATCAAATGCGGATTCATTTTCATACTCTAAAAATTTGGTTTCTAAAAAATCGCACTCTGGTAAACGACATACTTCCATTTGAATTTGCATTTGAATCCAATAATCTTCTTTTGGAACGCCTGTAATTTCTCTCGAAACCACATTTTTAATTTCAAGCATTCTGCCATATAAGTGAGATGATGGGCACACATTAATTCCATCTGGTGATGCGCCTATGAAATAATACTCTGGATTTGGATGTTTTATACATCCAAACTCTTGTATTTTTGTAGAGTTTAACATTTCATATAAGTCTTTGGATAGTTGTTCATATTTTTGACCCCAATGAAGAGGTGATTCTGTGTTCACTTTATTATACTTTTTCACATCAATTGGGCTACATTTTTCATAAATTAGTTGATTTTGAATTGATTGACTTCCAAAAACTTTCCAAATAGAACTAGCAGTAATTAACCCATGACGGTGTTGATACCATTCATCTGTTCTTTGTTCTGGTTGGTATATTGATTCCAAAAACTCTATTTTTTTTTTCATTTTTTCATTTTTATTAATATTAATTTTATTTTTTGTTTCATTATCTTCTTCATTTATGATTTGATTATCTGGTTGAACTATATCCTTATTTATACTATTTGTTATGGTTTCAGTTTCATACTTGTAGTTATTTGCTATATTTAAAATGGCATCTATTTGTGATAGTGTTAAATCTGTTTGTGTTTCCACTTCAACTTGTATTATTTTTGATATATTTTTTTTCCCCATGTGTAAACAAGTTACAGTTGTAAAATGATTAAACTGTATTAGTTATACTTTTATTTTTATATTCTATTTTTATATCTTTTGATTATGTCTTATGTTATTGCCTTATTTTGTTACCTTATATTCATCAATTTTTATTCAATTTAGCTATTTTATTAAAAAACATTAACAATATGTATATTTTATAAAAATTGATTTCTATAATATAAATATAAGTTTATTATATTATATACACTTAACATACGCTTTCATATGGGTTCAGGAACATCATCATATTACAATAATACACTTCGTACGATTGTTTCGATTGAAGGTAATATAGGATCAGGAAAGACTACCGCAAAAGAAAAATTGAAGCAGTATATATCAACACGCAACAACGTTTCAGATTCAGTAATATTTGTTGATGAACCAACTGATGAATGGCAAACAGTGAAAGATGAAAAGGGTGTGCCTATTCTAGTAAATTTATATTCTGACTTGAAGCGGTTTGCATTTCGATTTCAAATGATGGCATACATTTCTAGACTAAAAAAACTTAGAGATGCGTCGAGAAATCCAAAAATAAAAGTTATTATTACAGAACGATGTCTTATTACCGATGCACATGTATTTGCAAAAATGCTTTATGATTCAAAAGACATTGAAGAAGATGAGTATCAAATTTACACAAGATGGTTTGATGAATTTGCGAAAGAAGTTGAGCCGTCATGCATTGTTTATTTCAAAGCATCAACAGAGGTTTGCATGAACCGAATAAAACAACGAAATCGTCCTGGTGAACAAGAGATACAGTATAATTATTTAGAAAAGTGCAACAATTATCACAATGACTGGTTAATAACAGATGCAACAAATTTTATTCCTGTTCTTATTTTGAATGCAAACGAGGAAAACAGCGAATATAGTGAATATATTTACAAGTATATATATGATATTCGGGCTTCAAAAATAATTGGAGTATTGCATAATTTGAAGACGTATATATACAGTAGTAATTCTAGTAACCAAGATGTTTCTTCATTGTGTGTCAATGTATAAAAGGTTAAAATGTTTTCGAGGTTTATATTTTAATATATCTAATTCTCTCGATGTTGTTGGAAATAAATCGTATCCGTATATATCTTGTAAAAGTAACCATTCAAACATTCCTCCTGTATAAATAAATACATTTTTTATTCCAAGTTTTACAAGTTGTTCGTATTTTGAATAAATACTTTCGTCATTTGAATTCATTCCATAGATAATCACTGTAATGTCATTTGAATTTGAAAATTGATATTTATTGTTTAAAATACTATTTATAGTTTCTTCTTCATGTTGAATTGAAATTGTATTTTGAATTAAACATAACTGCAAATGTTTATCCATAGTATTTATAATGATATATTTTTTGTGGTCATCATTGTGATTATTGTAGTTGTCATTATTTTTATATGAAAATTTATATGCATGTTGTACATCTTCATAATTTATTTTATTTTTTGAATGATTTGATCCCATATTTTGTTCAAGTAAAAAATAAATTATATATAAACTATACAATTTTATTTATATAGTTTAGAATGTTTATGGAATTATACTATACAGATTATAAAATTATAAAAAATTGATAATTTTATAAATGAAGTAATATTATTTAACAACCAATTATTTACTGATTGATTTCACTGAAAATGAACTATTCTGGTTCTGGTTTGAATTATTCAGTTATTATATTAGAGAGCAACTCAAATGGCACTCACTTTGAAGAGTTGAGTTCGAATCCATATAATGAAAATATAATTATTGGATTAATTTATTTTGGAGTATCGTTAATATTTGGATTTCCAATACTTATGATTCTTTTGTGTGTCTATAGAATGAGAGGAGATCCACCTTGTGATAATTTAAAACAAGTATTTTGTTGCGAATTTTGTTAGTCAACTTCTTCAATATTTGGTTCTGTTCTTGAACTTGATTGATGATGTTCGTGTTTAGTGTCACCAGCTCCATTTACGCCTCCGCCGCCGTATAATTTGGAAACAATCGGCCCAACAATTCCTTCCAGCTTCTTCTGTTGGTCTTCATATTCTTCTGCATCTGTTCCTGGTCCTGCCATTTCAAGCCACTCAATAGCAGATTTGCATGCATTTTCAATTGTTGTATGATCATCTTGAGTCAATTTATCTTTTAATCCGGGTTCAGATGTTGAATTTTTTACAGAATAAACGTAGTTTTCAAACCCATTTCTAGCATCGATTTTTTTCTTATGTTTAGCATCTTCTTCCTTGTATCGCTCGGCTTCTGAAACCATACGCTCGATGTCATCTTTTGACAGTCGTCCTTTGTCATTAGTGATTGTGATTTTATTCGACTTTCCTCCAGCCTTATCCATCGCATTCACATTAAGGACACCGTTTGCATCCAAATCAAATGTCACTTCAATTTGGGGAACACCACGTGGTGCAGGTGGAATACCGTCCAATTGAAACTTACCAAGAATGTTGTTATCTTTTGTTAGCTGACGCTCGCCTTCAAAAACTTGAATTAAAACGCCCGGTTGATTATCTGCGTAAGTTGAAAATACCTGACTCTTTTTGCAAGGAATCGTTGAGTTACGCTCGATTAGTTTTGTCATTACACCACCAGCGGTTTCAATTCCAAGTGAAAGTGGTGCAACATCGAGCAACAAAATATCTTGCGTAACTTTGGATTGACTGCCTGACAAAATTGCTGCTTGTACTGCAGCACCATACGCAACTGCCTCATCCGGATTAATCGAGCGATTAAGTTCTTTTCCGTTAAAATACTCTGTAAGCAAACTACAAACCTTTGGAATACGCGTAGAGCCGCCAACAAGTACAATTTCATGAATGCTGCTTTTTGACATTTTAGAGTCTCTTAGAACACGGTCAACTGGATCAATTGTTGATCGAAATAAATCAATACACAGTTCTTCAAATTTTGCACGCGTAATTTTAGTCATAAAATCTGACCCATCAAACAACGAATCTACCTCAATCGTTGTTTCTGTAGTTGCCGAAAGTGTTCTTTTAGCGCGCTCACACGCGGTTCTCAATCGTCGAAGTGCTCGATTATTTCCATTTGGATCCTTTTTTGTTTTACGTTTAAACTCTTGTACGCACCAACTTACAAGACGGTTATCAAAATCCTCTCCACCCAAATGCGTGTCTCCTGCTGTAGCTTTGACTTCAAAAATACCATCATCAATTGTTAGAAGCGATACATCAAATGTTCCTCCTCCCAAATCAAAAATCAAAATATTACTTTCACCCTGTCCTTTTTTATCAAGTCCATATGCAATTGCAGCAGCAGTTGGCTCATTAATAATGCGCAGTACGTTTAAACCGGCAATGGATCCTGCATCTTTTGTCGCTTGTCTTTGACCATCGTTAAAATATGCTGGCACAGTAATTACTGCATCTTTTACTACATCGCCTAGATAACTTTCTGCTGTTTCCTTCATTTTTACTAATACCATTGCTGAAATTTCTTCTGGCGAAAATGTTTTTTCTTCACCTTTAAATTTTACCTGAATATGCGGTTTGCCTCCATCTTTCCCAATAACCTTGAATGACCAATGTTTTAAATCATTTTGAATGCTTGCATCGTCAATTTTTCTACCAATCAAACGCTTGGCATCAAATACGGTATTTTCTGGATTCATAGATACTTGGTTTTTTGCTGCATCACCAATAAGACGTTCACTGTCTGTAAATGCCACATATGATGGCGTTGTTCTATTTCCTTGATCATTAGCAATAATTTCTACACGCTCATTTTGCCACACACCAACACACGAGTATGTAGTTCCCAAATCAATTCCAATCGCTTTTGTCATTATTCTATTTGCTATTGTGGTTAAATTTACAAAATTCTTTTTAAGTTATTTTATTAAATAACATAAACGTTTGAAATAAAAAATGGCACACTTTGTATGTAGTTACTTTATAAAAAATTAAATAAATAAAATGTGTCAAATAATATGATTGGACTTTAACAGTATTTTCTTATA